GCTGAAATCCACGTCGGCGACAAGGGCACGCAGTACCGCGTGCGCATCACCGATGCCGGGGCGCCATTCGATCCGACGACGGCGTCGACGAAATCCCTGATCTTCCGCCTGCCCAGCGGCACGGTGACGAAGACCGCCACGGTCTCCCACGTCGGCGACGACTACTTCCTGATCTACACCGTCACGGACGCGACCTTTCACGCCGTGCCCGGCCGCTTCTCGCTCCAGGCGTATCTCGTCTTCGCCGACGGCACCACGTATCACTCGTCGGTGCAAACGCTCGACGCGGACGGGGCCGCCCTGGCGATCGCGCCGAACCTCAGTTGACCGCCGGCCGCTCGTCTTCGGATGAGCCAAAAAGATATCCAAAATAGGCGCCCCGCCGCGATGTCTTCACACTGGCCTTCTATGTGGATGGTGTGAATGTGGTGGTGGCGACTCTGCTGGTGGCGGCCACCCTGTGGACTCAAACGGGTGATCGTCAACTTCACCCACGACCCGACGGAAGCCTTCGAGGGCGTGCTCTGGTCGTATCGGGGCCGCTGGCTGACGCTCCGGGACGCGTCGGCGCTCAAAGCGGGTCAGGTGCCGACGAAGCTGCCCGGCGAGATCGTCGTCCATCGATCGCAGATGGCCTACCTCCAGGTCCTGCCGTGATCGTCCGGACGTTCGACGGCCTGCAAGCGCTCACGCCCGCGGTGCCGCTCTGGGGATCAGCGGCCGGCGCGCTCCAGCTGTACGACCACCAGCACGCGTACGCCGAGATTTACCGCACGCAACCGAACGTCCGCATCTGTGTCGACTTCCTGGCCCGCAACATCGCGCAGCTCGGGATTCATGTCTTCCGCCGCCTCTCCGACACTGATCGCGAGCGGCTGGCCGATCACGATCTCGCCCGCTGGTTGAGCAAACCGAACCCCTCGACGCGGCGCTACCGCCTCATCGAATCCCTGGTCGGGGATCTTGGCGTGTACTTCAATGCGTACTGGGCAAAGGTCCGCTACCGGACCGACGACGGCCGCCCGGCGATCGGCCTGGTCCGCATCCCCGCGAATGAGATGCAACCCCAGGGCGGCCTGCTGAAAACGGGCTTCTCGTGGACCGACGCCACTGGCCGCGCGAAAGACTTTCCCGTCAGCGAGATCGTGCACTTCGACGGCTACAACCCGACGAATCCATTAATGGGGCTCTCGCCGCTCGAAACGCTGCGCCGCATCCTCGCCGAAGAGGCCGCCGCCGGCGATCACCGCGAGTCGTTCTGGCGCAATGCGGCGCGCGTCGAAGGCGTCGTGACCCGCCCGAAAGAAAAACCGCGCTATAAGGACGACCAGGTCCAGTCGTGGCGCGAACAGTGGCAAGCGGCCTATGCCGGCCAGGGCGGCAAGACCGTGCTGCTCCAGGATGGCGAGACGTTCACGGCGAGCTCGTGGTCGGCGAAAGACTCCGAATACACCGCCGGCGGGAAGCTGCGACGCGAAGTCTGCGCGGCCGCGTATCACATCCCGCTGCCGCTCGTTGGCATTCTTGAGCACGCGACCTTCAGCAACATCCGCGAGCAACACAAACATCTCTACCAGGATTGCCTCGGCCCGTGGCTCGAAATGATCGTGCAGGAGATCGAAGGGCAGCTGCTCATCGAATGCACCGACCAGCGCGACGTGTACGTCGAGTTCAACATCGATGACAAACTGAAAGGCACGCCCGAGGAACGGGCCACCTCGATTCAGATGTCGACCGGACGCCCGTGGCGGACCGTCAACGAAGCGCGCGCACTCGAGAACCTGTCACGCATCGACGATCCCGAACTTGATACGGTCGCGCCGCAGCAGGGCGGCCCGGCCGGCACAGCCCCCGATGCGGCGGCGCCGCGCCCGCCGCCCGCGCCGACGGCCCCGACCGATGCCGAGGACACCTCCGCCTTTGCACCGGTCTTGCAGGCGGCGCGGGCGCGCCAGCAGGCGCAGCTAGACAAGTTGCCCCCCGCTGAGCGTCCGACCGCCTTTTTTGCCGCCATCGACCGCTGGAACCTCGAGCTCATCGAAGACCTGACCCCGCTCGTCGGCGTGACCGACGCGGCGCGCCTGGCGCTCACGACCAACGTCGCGACGTTCGCCGAGCTGCTCGCAATGGAGATCGCCGCATGACGGGCCGCTACGAGCACGTCCTCAGCTTCGCGCTGGCGCATCCCTGGGCCGTGATGCCCGAGATGCGGAGCGTCATCGCCAGCATCCTCGCGCGGCGCGTCGCCGGCGTCGAGGTGGAACGGGCGGAGATCGAAGCGGCGCTCGTCAATCGCAAGAATCTGCCGCAGCCCCGCGCCGGCAGCGTCGCGATCATTCCGGTCTACGGCGTGATTGCGCCGCGCATGAACCTGTTGTCCGAGTTCTCCGGCGGCACGACGTTCGAAAAGCTGACGGGCCAACTCCGCGCGGCCATGGGCGACAAGGCGATCAAGACGATCGTGCTCGACGTCGACTCGCCCGGCGGCAGCGTCGCCGGCAACGCGGAGTTCGCCGCCGAAGTGATGCGGGCGCGCGTCAAGAAACCGATCATCGCGGTCGCGCAATACACGATGGGCTCGGCCGCCTATCATCTCGCCGCCGCGGCCACCGAAGTCGTGGCGGCGCCATCGGCGCGCGTCGGATCGATCGGCGTGTTCTACCTGCACGAGGATCTCTCCGAAGCCCTGAAAGCCATGGGCGTCAAGTCCACCTACATCAGCGCCGGCGAAGGCAAAGTGGACGGCAATCCGACCGAGCCGCTGAGCGACACGGCGCGCGCCCGGATGACGGCGCTCGTCGACGAGGCCTACAGCCAGTTCGTCGGCAATGTCGTGAAAGGCCGCGGCCAGGGCATGACCGCCGAGCGCGTCCGCAAGGACTGGAAAGCGCTCGTCTACGGATCCGCGGAAGCCTTGTCGCTCGGCCTGATCGACGCCATCGAAACCCTCGACGAAACCCTCGAGCGCGTGCTCTCGACGTCCCCGGATGCCGCGGACCAGCGCGCCGCGCGCGCCCTCTCCGACCCGACCCCGACGGTTGACCCGTTGCTGCAGGAGCCTGCGAAGGCCACCAGCCCGGATTGGCAGTCGCAGCTCGCGCTCGAACGCCAACTGTTCGAGTTGCAACTCACCACGTCACGGCAGACACACGGGACACCACCATGAACATCGCTCAACTGGAACGCGATCTCCTGAAGAAGACCGGCGAGGCCGCCGCGCTGCTCGAAGCGACGGCAAAGACCTGCCAGGCGCACGAAGAGAAAGACAAGGACGGCAAGGTCATCGCGACCGGCCGCCTGATGACCGACGACGAGAAGAAAGCCATCCAGGCGCTCATCGACGAGGGGAACGCGATCAAGACGCGCCTCGCCACCGCCCAGGGCGACGCGAACCTGGCCGCCGAAATCGAGAAACTCACCGGCGGCCTGGCGCGATCCGGCCGCCACACGGGCGCCACCACCGGCGATCGCCGCTCGATGGGCCAGCAGTTCGTCGAGAGCGAGGCCTTCGCCTGGCTCAAGAAGAGTCGCGGCCTGCGCGGATCCGCCTGGACGAGTCCCTCGGTGGAGCTCCACGCGACCACGCTCGACGAAACGAACACTTCCGGCGGCGATCTGATCGTCACGCAGTATCAACCCGGCATCCTGCCGCTGCTCTTCAAGCGGCTGGTCGTCGCGGACCTGCTCGCGAAGGGCACCACCGACAGCACGTCGATCACGTACATGAAGGAGACGACCTTCACTAACGCGGCGGCCGCCGTCGCGGAAGGCCAGCCGAAGCCGGAGTCGACGCTCGTGTTCGACCAGGTCAGTGATGCGGTGTCGAAGATCGCCCACTGGCTGCCGGTGACCGATGAGATGTTGGAAGACGTCGCGCAGATCCAGTCGTACATCGACGCGCGGCTGCGCCTCGGGCTCGACATTGCCGAAGAGGATCAACTCCTCAACGGCAGCGGCACGGCGCCGAACATCCAGGGCCTCTTGAACCGCTCCGGCCTGACGACGGCGACCGTGCGCGCGGGCAGCGTGACGAATGCGGAAGCGATCTTCGTCGCGATGATGGCCGTGTTCAACGGCAGCTTCGTCATGCCCACCGGCACGATCCTGAATCCCGCGAACTGGCAGACGACGCAGCTGTCGAAAGACGGCAACGGCCGCTACTACGGATCCGGCCCGTTCGCCGGGCCGCAGGCGCCGACGCTCTGGGGGCTCCCCGTCGTCGTGACGCCGAGCATCGTCGCGAACACCGGCTTCACCGGCGCGTACAACTCCGCGGCGCAGACCTTCCGGCGGGGCGGCGTGCGGGTCGAAGCGTCGAACAGCCACTCCGACTTCTTTGTGAGAAATCTCACAGCGATTCGGTGTGAAGAGCGCCTGGCACTCGCCGTCTATCGGCCCGCGGCGTTCAGCAAGATCACATCGCTCACCTAACCGCGTGCGGCGTCGGGCCCCCGTGCGCGCGGCGTGCGGGTCCGGCCACCGATCAGGAGAACCGAACTATGAGCGGAGAAGCCCCACGCGTTTACTTCACTGACGGCGGCGACACCGAAGTCGTCGAATCCGGCGGCGTGATCAACATCAAGACCGGCGGCAAGCTCCAGAACAACGGCGTCGACCTGGATCTCACCGCCGGCATTGCGACGGCGACAAGTGCGTCGACCGCCGAACTGGACACCCTCGTTGGGATCCTCGCCACGACGGCCGAACTGAACCGCGCGGCGGATGTCTCGACCCGGATCGTCGCGGCCGGCGCCACGCTCGCGGTCACCGTGCTCGCGCACGACGGCAAGATCATCGCGCTCGACACCGCGGCCGGGTCCGTCTGCACGCTGCCCGCGGCCACCGGATCGGGCGCGATTTTCCGCTTCGTCGTGAAGGTCACGCCGACGTCGAATGCCCACAAGGTGCAGGTCGTCGGCGATGACGTGATGTACGGCCTGGCGGTCGGGCTCGACGATGACGGCGTGGCCGCGAACGCCTGGGGCACGGCGGCCGACAGCGACACCATCAGCATGAACAGCGGAACGACCGGCGGCGAGATTGGCGACAGCGTCGAATGCATCGACATCGCGGCTGACAAGTGGGCCGTGCAGGTGCGGTTGACGCAGTCGGGCACGGAAGCCACCCCGTTCAGCGCGGCGGTGTAACCGCATGTTCATCGAACGCCTCAGCCTCACGCTGACCGTCAACGCCTCCGGGGATGCGACGGTCTACAGCGACAAACCGGTGGACGGGCGCGTGCTGCAGCTGCGGTACGTGCCCGATGCCACCGTGCCGCTCGACATCGGCGCGGATCTCACGATCACCGGCGAGGACACCGGCGTCGCGATCGCGACGCTCACCAATATCGGCACGTCGGGCCTCACCGTCGTGCCGCGCCAGGCGACGCACACGACCGCCGGCGCGGCGGCGCTCTACGCCGCCGCCGGCGTAGCGGTGCTCGAGGCCGTCTACGTCGCCGGCGAACGCCTCAAGGTCGTCGTCGCGCAAGGCGGCACGTCGAAAACCGGAACTCTGCATGTCTGTATCGGATAGGAGCCTCGAATGTCCGTGACCCTCACGAATCATCCGCAGAACAAGCGCGTGCGCGTCACGCTCGCGCAGATCAATGCGGGCTACGAGCTGTTGCCCGCGCTGGCGGGCTACGCGTACCGCTTGATCAACTGGTCGCTGATCGCCGTCGGCGGCGCGGCGGCGACCGCAACCTCGGTGGATCTCATCGGCACGCAGGGCGGGGTCGCCGTGCGGCCGGTCGTGACCGCCGTGTCGGCCCTGACGCAGAGCGCCGTCATCGGCCGCGGCCATGCGAACGCCGTCGTGCTCGCCAACGGCGCGTCGCTCGCGCCGCTCGACGCGAACACCGCGCTGACCATCGGCACGCAGGCCGCCTCGTCCGGCAACCTGGCCACGTGCACGCACGTCGACGTCAACCTGGATTACGCCGTCGAGAGTGCGTAGTCATGTTCCGCATGGACCCGGGCGCGTGTCCGATTTGCGGCGCCCCGCACACGGCGTGCACGGCCGATCGGAATCGCGCCATCACCATGGCGCCGTTCCCGGCCCGTGATGCTCTGCCGCCGCGTCGGCACCTCGCTGTCGAGCGCCTGGACGAACCGCCGGCGGAGCTCGAGGTCGTCGTCGTGCCGACCGACGCGGATGAGTCGTTCACGACGGGCACTTACGACCGTTCGAAACACGGGCTGCGGCGAAAGCCGGCGCGGTGATGGGGTTCATCGGCGGGTCCTCGTGGGCGGCGTACCGCCCGGGGCCGCATGTCGCGCTGAGCGTCGTGCCGCCGGCGGCGGACGCGGCGCCGATCCTGGAACCGCTCAGCATGGACGACGCGAAGCTGTCGGCCAAACTCGAGCTGACGGCCGAGGACGATCTGATCCCGCGCTGGATCACGGCGGCGCGGCAGAAGGTGGAGCACGACACCGGCTACGCCCTGGTGCCGCAGGCCTGGGATCTCGGGCTCGATACCTTCCCACGCGGCCGCGCGCTCACGGTGCCCCGCCCGCCGCTGCGCGCGGTGACCTGGATCAAGGCCTATGACAGCGCCGGCATGCTCCAAACGGTCTCGAGCGCGCTTTATGTCGTCGATACCACCAGCACGCCCGGCCGGATTCTGCTCGCCGACACCGGTGTCTGGCCGACGGATCTGCGGCGCGCGCAACCGATTACCGTGCGCTTCGATGCCGGCTGGCTGACGGACACCGCGGTGCCCGAAGGCCTGCTCGTCGCCATGCGGCTCGTCGTCGGCTGGCTGGCGCAGAACCGCGAGCCGAGCACCTTCGAACGCCAGGCCTACGACGAATGGATCGCCCCGTATGTGATCCCGGTGGTGGGCTGAGATGTCGCCCGTCATTGGCGCGCTGCACGAACGCTTGTTGATCCAGGAGAACGTGCCGGACGCGATCAGCGTCACGAGCCTGACGCGCGCGAGCACGACGGCGACCGCCACGACGGCGGTCGCGCACGGGTACCTGACCGGCGATTTCGTCCGCGTCGCCGGCGCGACGCCGACGGGCTACACCGGCACCTGGAAGATCACCGTCACGAGCGCGACGACGTTCACCTTCACCGTGACCAACACACTGACGACGCCGGCGACGGGCACCATCACCGCCCTGTACGTGAGCGACGCGCAGGGCGGCCGCAAGATCGGCTGGGCCACGCTCGCCACCGCCCCGCTCGGCATCTGGGCCGAACTCCTGCCGCAGCGCGCGCTCGAACGGCTGCAGGCGCAGGCACTCAGCTCGTCAATCGATTACCGCTTCCGCATCCGCACCCGGTCGGATGTCACCGCACAGATGCGCGCGGTCTGGTCGCCGAGCTGGCAGGCGCGGGCGCCGGTGCACACGCTCGAAATTCACGGTGTCCTGCCGGAGGGCGACGGGCGCACCTGGCTGCTGCTCGAGACAGGCGAGCTGCGCTGATGGGCTACGCGCGCGTCGCCCTGTCGACGGACACGGTCATCACCGCGCTCGGCTTCCCGGTGGATACGCGCATCGTCGGTGCCGACATGAAGCACTCGCGCGGGAACGTCATGCTCACCATCCAGCACCGCGATCTGAAGGACGTCCCGCACGTCGCGGGCCAGCTCCTGCCGACGGTGACGCCGACGTTTCGGACGATCTTTCAATCGGTCGTGGTGTTTCTCGGTTGGGGGCAAGACGCATGACCTACGTGCACGCGCTCACACCGGTCGGGGATGCGGTCTACAGCGTCCTCGTGTCGGATGCCACGCTCGCCGCGCTGGCCACGGGCGGCGTGTACAGCGACATCCCGCCGGATCCCAGCTATCCGCTCCTCTGGATCGAACTCCTGCAGCCGGCGAACTACGGCGGGCTCGGCACGCGGCCGGGCCAGGACTCGATGCCGGGGATCACGCTGCGGCTGCACGTCTTCCAGAGCAACTACGGCACGATGCGCGACGCGCAGATCGTCATGGCGCGCGCCATCGAGCTGCTGTTCACGACCCCGCTCGCGGTCACGGGCTACACGGTCTGCGGCGGGCAACCGTTGTCGGAGATCGAGCTGATTCCGCTGCCGCTCGAGGAACTGAACGGCGTCAAGGTGCAGGAGCTCATCGCCACGCTCGACCTGATTGTCGAGGAAGCGGCGTGACGGCGATGACGCACCCGCCGCAGCCCTCGACCGCCGCCCTCCCGACCCCGGATCGCCGTGTCGCGTACGGCGCGCAGTGCACCTGGTGGGACGCGATTACGGCGGTCGACACCGGCGGGCTCTGGCCGCGCTGTCCGTACTGCCATGGGCCGCTGAACGCCGTCGCCTCGATCGAGTACTGGAACCAGGACGTCGACGTCCAGGACGCCATCCAGCCGGGCTACCGCGCGTTCGTCGAGTGGCTGCGCGGGCACCACTGCTATCCGACGCTGCTCGTCGCCGAGGCCGCGTACTGGACGGCGCGCCAGGTGGAGGCGCCGACCGTGACCATCAGGACGAGGCGCCGGTGAGCGACGACGCCCTCCCGAAGCGGCCGCCGCTCGTCGGTCCGAACGGATTCCCGGCACGTCGCCCGGAGGACCAGACCTGTCCGCGCTGTGGGGCGCCGCCCGACAAGCGGCGGCTCTCGAGCGGGTTCGGCAATCCGCACGATGTCTGCGGCGTCTGTGGCTTTGAGTTTGAGGAGCGCACGCGTGATCAGTAACTACCGAAGGACGGCCTGATGGCGGGCAAATACGGATCGCCCAGCTTCTCCCTGTTGCTCGTCGACGGCCGGAGCCTCCTGGCGGCCAAGGTCAAAGGTGTGACCCATGCCGTCCAGTCGCTCTTCGAGAGCGCGACCGGCGTGGGGGACAGCTGGGAGTCGATCGCCCTGACCGGGATGCAGCGCGCCACGCTGACGCAGGACGAGGCCTTCTTCGACGACACCACGGCGAGCGTCCACGATGCCCTCAAGACGCCCTCGACGGTGCCGAAGGTCGTCGGGTTCGGCTATGGCGGGAACACCATCGGGGCGCCGTTTGTCGGCTTGGAAGGCACCTACGCGCAGGATTACGCCGTTCTCGCGAAGGTCGGCGGCCTGACGAAAGCGAACGTCACGTATCGGGTCTCCGGCAAACTCGACCGCGGGCGCATCATTTCCGAACACGTCAGCAAGGTCGCCACCTGGAACACGAAGACCGATGGGTCGCCGGTCGATCCGCTGACGGACCCGACGAACCTCGTCATTCCGATCACGTCGAGCTCGGTGGCGAATCCCACCGTCATCACCACCCCCGTGCCCCACGGCCTGACCACGACAGATCTGATCTCGATTTCCGGGCATCTCGGGTCGACGCCTGACCTCAACGTGGGCAGCCGGACCGTCACGGTCCTCACCCCCACGACGTTTTCGCTGAGCGATAACGTGACCGTGGGGGGCACCGGCGGATCGTTCGTCCGCCTCAACTCGCGGCTGGGCGGCGCAGGGTATCAGTTCGTCTCCGCGCTCAGCGGCATCACCGGGTTCGTCGGCAAGATTCGCAGCTCGCCGGACGATATGACGTACACGGACCTCGTGACGTTCACCAACGTCACCGCGGCGCCGGCCGCCGAACGCGTGACGGTCGCCGCGGGGGCCGTCATCGATCGCTATCTGTGCTATTCGGGCACGTTCACCGGCTCGGGCAGCATCACCGTGTGCATCGGGTTCGCACGCAACTAGAAGGGACACCATGGGCGAAGGCAAACACGGCTCTGCGGAAGTCACCATCACGCTCGATGACGCCGGCGGCACGCCGCGCACGATCACGAATTACATCCTCGACATGGATGCGCTGAAGATCACCGCCGGCATGCAGCCATCGACGGCGTACGGCGACGCCTGGGAAGAAATCCTGATGACCGGCGTGAAGAAGGGCGAGCCGATCAAACTCAAGGGATTTTTCGATGACACGGCCACGACCGGGCCGCACGTGGTCATGGGCGTGCCGGATTCCTCGCCGCAGGCCTCGACGCGCACCCTCGCCGTCGTCGTCGGCAACAGCAAGACTTTCACGGCGGAAGGCTACATCACCGATTACGCCGTCATCGCGAAGGGCAGCAAGTTGACCGACTTTGAAGCCACCTATCACCCGACCGGATCGTGCGCCTGGTCGTAGTGCGAATGAGCTCGCCCTTCGCCAGTCTGACCGTCTCCGATCGGATCCCGCTGCCCTTCGACGCGGGGCAGTGGATCCAGGTCCGCAAGCTGACGGGCCGCGAGTGTGAGCGGGCGCAGGAAGCGCACCGCGGCTCCCTCGCCACGAGCAATCCGCGAACATGGGCGGCGACCTTCCGGCGCGCACTCGAGAAAGGCGCGACCGACCCGGAGGTCCTGCAGGCGATTCGGGATCCGTTGACCGGCTACGACCGTTTCGTGCTGATCCGCTGCGGGCTTGTCGCGTGGAGCTATCCGCAATCGCTGCAACCGATGCACACGGGTGGCAACGTGGTAGCCATCGAGGATCTCGACGACGAGGCGATCGACTTCATCGCGACGGAAGTCCTCCGCCTGACCAAACCCGCGTTGTTCCACGCGACGGAGGAGATCGCGGAAGCCGAAAAAAAAAGCGCCTGACCGCGTTGCATCGATCGCTCGACGGCGAGCCGGGCGCGTCGCAACCGTTCGAACACTTCCTCGGCATTCTCTGCGAGGAGTTCCACTGTCTCCCGTCGCAGGCCTGGGCCGAGCTCCAGCGGCTCCCGAGCGGCTGGCTGCAGCAGGTGATCGAGTATCGGCGCTACGCGGCGGCCTACTTCATGAACCAGGCGGATCCGAAAGGTTGGCACTCCTCACCGATGCGCACCCTCGCGATGGAAATTGAACACGCCCTGGCGGCGGACGAGATCGCCCGTGGCTGATCGGATGACGATCGACGTCGACACGGCGCCGCTCCTGGCCGCCCTGGCCGCGATCCCGGAAGCGGTCCACGCGCACCTGAAAGCCGCCGCGAAGATCACCGCGGAGGCGATCGCGACGGAGGCCCGCGCGCGCGTGCGGCGCCGCACCGGCCAGACCGGGGAGGCGATCACCGTCGAAGAAACGCACTCGGGCGATGGCTACATCGTCTTTGTCGGCGCCGGCCGGCAGCACATCGGGTCCTATCTCGAATTCGGCACCAAGTTCATGTCGCCGTCCCCGTTTCTCTTCGCCAGCGCGCGCCTGGAAGAAGGCGCGCACGATCGGCGCGCGCGTGAAGCCGTGCAGACCGCGATCGATGAGAAAGGACTCGGCGCCTGATGGCCGGATCGAACCCGGCTCTCGTCGTACGCGTGGCCGCCTCCATCGAGGAGCTCCGGAAGAACCTCCAGGACGGCACGTCCACGATCAACACGACCACCGCCGGCATGCAGAAGCTGGCCGCGTCATTCACCGGCGACAAACTCATTCAAAGCGCTCAGAACGTAACCGCGGCGATCCAATCGATCGGTGGGGCCAGCAAGCTCACGGATGCTGAAGCCGCGCGCGTCAACGCGACCCTCGAGAAAGCGCTCCAAAAATACGAAGCCCTCGGCCGCGAAGCGCCGGCCGGCATGCGGCAGCTCGCCGACGAGACCAAACGCGTCGACACGGCCAGCAGCGGCCTGACCGACACGGTGAAGGATCTCGCGCTCGGCTTTGTCGCCATGTTCACCGTCCGGGCCGCCTTCGACTTCGTGAAGAACACAATCAACGAAGCGAGTGCGCTCAAAGATTTGAGCACCGAAACCCACATCAACGTCGAGGAGCTGCAGCTGCTCGCCGGCGCGATGTCGGAGTTTGGCGTCGATGCGGACACCCTGGGCAAGGGGCTCTACAAGCTGAGTCGCGGGATCGCCGGCGGGGACGAATCGGTCGCCACCGGGCTGCACCTGATGGGGATGTCGCTCAAGGACGTCGAAGGCCTCCAAGGCAAAGAACTCTTCCTGAAGATCGAATCCGGCCTGGCCACGCTGCAGGGCGGGTTGCGCGATACGGCCGCCGCGGAACTCTTCGGCGGCAAGTTGGGTGCGGCGATGGCCGGCGCCTCGGAAGGCATCGAAGGCGCGATGGCCACGTGGCAGAAGTTGAACCACGTCGCCAGTACCGAGTCGGTCGACGCGATGGATACGTTCGGGGAATCGATCGCGCGCGCCAACAAGAACATCTCCTCGATCGCGGCCAACATGATCGGGCCGCTCGCGCAGGGGTTCAACGTGCTCAACGACGCCGTCAATAAGGGCGCGAGCAAGTGGTCGATCTTCTGGGCCATGACGCTGGATGCCCTTGATGTGAGCGAGTCGTTCTGGGGCAGCACGACCCGTCTGACGAAGGTCCTCAACGATCAGGCCGTGGCCGAGGAGCATGCGGCGGCGGCGACCCGGAAGGGGACCGAGGCGCACACGCAGCACACCGCGGCGGTGGACACGCGCACGGCCGCAGAAAAATTCATGGCCGCGCTCGAGGCGGATTCGGCCGTGGCCTTAACGGCCGCCCAATTGACGGATCTCGAGCATCTGAAAGAGATCGGCGCGCTGAACGCGAAGAACGCCGCGGCGATCGGCGTGAATGCCGACCAATTCAAACGCTACGAAGAAGGCGTCGCCGCCGCCAAGAAGTACGCGGAGGCCTTGGTCGAGTTGAATGCCACCGGCGTCGGCTGGCGCGGCACGCTGGACACGATCGACGGTGAAGTCGTTGAGGCCATCAAGTACTACCTCGCCGCCGGCGTCGCGCAGGACAAGTTAGCGACCGCGTACGGTCTGACGGCGGTCCAGGTCGCGGCGATCAACACCAGCTTCACCGACCACGTGAAGTCGCTCGACGCCGTCGCCGCGGCGATGAAGTCGGCCGAGGCGACCATGATCGAGGGGTGGAACGAGGTCTACAAGGCCGAGGAGGCGGTGCGCGACCGGGAGCTTCGTCTGAGCCTCTCCTGGATGGACCAGAGCGCCGCCGAGACCGAGTTCCAGGTCATCAAAGCCAAGGAGGCGGCCTCGAACCGGATCGCGCAGAGCAAGCTGACCGGCGAGGCTTACACGGCATTCGAGAAGTTGGTGCGCGCCGAACTGGACGAGACCGTCGCCCACCTGCGCGGGTTCAAGTCCGAGTGGGACGTGGCGACCGAATCGATGAAGGCGACCAACGTCACGCTGATCGGGGGCGCGACAGAAGTCGGCACGGCGACCGAGGACGCCGCCAAGAAATGCCGGGACGGCTACTCCATCGCCTTCCATGACGCCGGCGGCGGCTTCGCCGCCTTCAAGGGCGCGGTGCTCCAAGGCAACGAGGAGATGATCGCGTCCACGTTCGGCCTGGCGTCCGCGTACGCGGCCGTGCTGAATCCGATCGGCACGCCGAAAGCCGTCGGAGGTCAGCGCGTCGCGACGTCGGCCGACGTCGCCGCGGTCGGCTCGAGCGGCTTCCGCGCCGCCGGCGGCCCGGTCGCCTCGGGCGCGGCGTATGTCGTGGGCGAGCGTGGACCGGAGCTCTTCGTCCCCGATCGCGCCGGCAGCATCGTGCCGAATGGCGGCGGGATCATCATCAACGCACCGATCACCATCAACGGCAGCGTCCTGTCGGGCAAGCGCGAGCTCGCGGCCGCGGTCGGCGACGCGCTAATGACATCGCTGCGCGCGAGCGGCATGCGGCTCCCGTCACGCTGATGGAGAAGAAGGACTAACCCGATGGCATCCACGACGACTCCGACTTATACCGCGGGCGCCGCCGGCAACATTCACACGTCCGCATCGCTGGGCGCTGGGGCGACCGCCAATGACAACTACGACGGATCGGCGGTGTTTGAGACGCAGGTCCATGTGCTCAACACGCCAGGCGGCTCGGTGGCGGCCACGCGTGGCGTGAAGGTCGAAGTGTTCCGACGCTATGGGACGACGCCGACGCTCGGTGAATCCGCGATGCTCACGTACACATTACCGTCGACAACGGCGTCAACCGCCGAGTCGCTCGACTTCTTTCTGCCGACCGGGAAGTACAACATCAAGATCACGAACCTCGACGGGACCAACGCGGTCACGGTCGAAATCACCGGGGACGTTATCTCGAACGTGGCGACCGCCTAATGGCCTTCTTCGCCCGCGGCACGATGAAGCCGCCACTTGGAGCGCTGGTGAACCCCGAACATCCCTTGGGCCGAGACTTTCGGTTTGGGGTGTTGCTCAATGAAGGGTTCGGCATCCCGACCACGCAATACGCCAATCTGGGAACATCGGCCGCTACCGTGTTGGTCGTTGGTACTCCCGGCTGGAACAGCAACGCGCGCGGGATCGCGTATCAGTGTCCTTCCGTCAATGACTATCTGCGCTTCGGTGTCGACGTCATGCCGACGAGCGCGGTGACCGTCTGCGTCGTGCGTCGAAAGCTCGATACGACCTTGCGTGCATCGGGGTTGTTCGGCCAGCTTGCAGCGACCACCACCGCGAAACGGTGCGGGGCGTCCGTTCCCAAGGCTGATGGCACCGTGAACTGGTATTTCGGTGGATCCACGGCGCCAAATTTGGTGACCGCGTCTGGGCTGTCGTTTACGACCGATGTTGAAGATTGGGTGTTCACAGCCGGGCCCCAGGGGTCAAGCATCTGGCAGAACGGGGTCAAGGTCGCCAGCCAGGCGACGGCCATCACCCGGACGGCTGGCGGCAACAACACGTGTCTGAACCGGGGTATCGAATCAGGTAGTTCGACGGGTGACATCCAAGAGATCAATTTCTTTCAAGTGGTCGGGCAGCAGTGGTCCGATGACCTCTGTCGGTGGTGGAGTGCCGAACCCTACGTGCAGCTCTATCCGCACCCGACACGGCGTCGCTATTTCCTCCTCGGCGATCGCGTGCTAATCGCCGGCCATCCCACGCACTATTACGCGCAACAGCGCGGACAGGCGACGTAGATGTTAATGGGTTCTTCCGATCTGGCCTCGTTGAATGCGCCCAATGGAGCTTTTGCTCACATTGAACTTTCGAGCAATCTGCCGCTGTGGCAGCAATCCGGTCAAGGCTCGGATGGCGGCAGCTTCCGCGTCGGTCAGTTTCGCGTTCGATCCACGTTCGCCAGTTCGATGCTCAAACATGCACTGACGAGAACAGTATTTCGTCTTGTCATGTTTAGACCAACCCGACTTCTCGAATGGGCGATCACAACCCACGCATATCTTCACCGGTGCTGGTTTCCATCGTGGGTTTTTAGAACCAGAGTAGTGCAAGGCTTTGTGTGTCGTGCCTGTCATCAGTTGAAGATTTTCCAAACGATTGTCACTGCGGTCACCGTTGATGTGATGGACAACTTCGGTGTCATCCAACATTCGACCGAGATGTTCGCTCATCACGAACCGCTGCTCAAGTATGTAGCCGTTCTGAAGCGCATTGGGATGGTGCGGCTTCCAGACCAGTCGATACCCGTTCTGCAAATATTCCCCACCGCGCCATCGCGGATGTTCTGGGCCACGAGTTTTGTGTCCTCTGACATATCCAACATCCTCTCCGCCTCGAAGTCTCTTGAGCGTTCTCCAGCACGGTTTAAATTCGGTGCCACAACCGCAGCGACAAAGCACGGCCCGATCATAATAAAGGCGATGCGATAAATGCCTGGATTCCTACGGCAGTCTACTAACTCTCAAAGTAGATCTTTAGGTCCGTTTATTGACTCGACGACGTTCAATAGCGTCATGACGGGCTTAACAATTTTGAACAGCGACATCAAACTGATCGTCAACGGCGGCGCCTCCGCGAACAAGAACAGCGGCGGCGGGACGCATCGGGCGAACGGCGTGTACGGCGTAACCTTCGATGCGACTGACACGGCCACCGTGGGGGAGCTGGAAGTCTCCGTCGTCGTCGCCGGCGCGTTGCCCGTCTTCGACAAATGGACCGTCGTCGAGGAAGCCGTCTACGACGCGCTGTACGCGGCCGCCGCCCCGGGCATCCCGACGGCGACTGAGAATGCCGACGCGCTCCTGAAGCGCGATATGAGCGCCGTCAGCGGCGAAGCGGCGCGTAGTCCGCTGAATGCGCTCAGGTGGCTGCGAAACAAGTGGGTGATTTCTGCCGGGACGCTGACGGTTTACAAAGAGAACGACACCGATGCGGCGTGGGTGGCAACCACCACGCAAACGGCCGGGAACCCGACCACCGGAATCGATCCCGCCTGATGGGCCTCCCGTTTCTGCTCCTGCTCGGACATGGCGGCCTGGCGGACGGCCAACAGGCCTTCATGTACGCGCAAGCGGACATCGCCCGCAGCGGCGCCACCCGGGCCGCCTATCACAGCCCGCACGTCTTTGTCACCGTCGGCGGCATCCAGCGTGCGACGGCGCGGCTCGACCCGTCGACCAAGCTGCTGGTGGACTCGCTCACCATCACCAGCGGGCTGCAGGCGCCGAGCACGTGCCAATTCACGGCCAAAGGGTTCGAGCCGGTGGTCGGGCAGGAGGTGGTCGTCACCCTCGGCTCGGAGAACAGCCTGCAGCACGAATTCGCCGGCCAGATTCTGAGCCTCCATCTGAGCTACGTCGGGTCGCCGGCGAACCCGCAGTACGAGGTCAGCGCGATCGATTACACCTGGCTGCTCGATCGGCGGCTGGTGCTCCGGCGCTACACGAACGCGTCCGCGACGGCGATCGCCGCGGATCTGATCGCCACCTTCACGAGCGGCTTTACCACCAGGCGCGTCGAAGCGGGGCTCGAGGTGCTCGACGAATTCACCTGCACCAATCAGCGCGTGACGGAGGCGCTGACGAACCTGGCGCAGCGGATTGGCGGGCATCGGTATGTCGACTATCTGCGCGCGCTGCATCTCTTCGTCGGCGTCGAGAGCGGCCTGACGAACCCGATCACGCTCACGGCGACGCATCCGACGCTCGAGGCACTGCAGGTGACGCGGGATCTGAGCCAGTACCTCACGCGCGTCTATCTCGAGGGCGGCGGCGTGAACGCGCTGACGGAGCTCGCCCCGGGCGAGACGATCCTGCCGGTGGACGATACGGCCTGGTACGCGTCCGCCGGCGGCGTGGTCGTCTCCGGCCCGCAGCGCCTCCTCTACACGGGGACGTATGCCGGTGGGGCCGGCAGCCTCGTGGGCCCCGGCATTGGCCCCTCGGCGGCCCTCGTTGCCACCAGTGTCGTCGGGGCCGCCGGCGTGGAGAGTGGCGCGCACAACTATGCGGCCAGCTTCACGACGGCCGCTGGCGAGTCGCTGCCATCGCCACTGACGCCGATCACGGTCGGGCCGATGGCGACGCCGAGCACGGCCCCCACCCTCGCGCTCGCGGCGGGGGCGGGCTTGAACACGGGCGTCTATGGCTACGGCATCACGTTCGGCACGGCGTTGGGGGAGACGACGATCGGCGTGCTGGCGCAGATCACCACGAGCACACAACTGGTGCCGCCGTCGGGGTATTGGACCGGCTTCTATTACGACGCGCTGCCGGGCGGATCGATGACGGCGAACAAGTTCTACGGCTATGTCGTCACCTTCACGACGGCGGCCGGCGAAACGACGGGGTCGACGAGCCGCGTCATCGGCTCCACCAGCACGTTCGACCAGGGTGTCCGACTCCACGCGGTGCCCGTGTCGAATGTGTCGCTGGTCACGAGTCGCAAAGTCTATCGCACGATTGCCTGTGTCGATTCCGGCGCCGCGAACGTGGCGGCGCTCCATTACCTCACGACCATCGCGAACAACACGACCACCACGCTGGACGACAGTGCGTCGGATGCATCGATGAGCGGGAACGCGGCGCCGCCCTCGAGCAATACGGCGACCTACCCAGCCAATCAGGTCGCGCTGAGCGCCATCCCGCTGGGCCCGACGGGCACAACGTCCCGCACGGTGTACCGCACGACAGTCGGTGGCGCGACGTACAAGCGGCTGACGACGATCGCCGACAACAGCACGACGACCTATGCGGATGCCACCGCCGACGGCAGTCTCGGCGCGACGGTGCCGAGCACGAACACGGCGGCGATGAACCAGGTCAATCTGAGCGGCATTCCGATCGGGAGCGCGACGGTCACGAGCCGGAAGGTCTATCGCACCGCCGCCGGCGGCGCGCAGTTCAAACTGCTGACGACGCTGGCCGACAACACGACGACGACGTATGCCGATGCGACGGCTGACGCCAGCCTGGGCGCGGACGCTCCGAGCAGCGATACCTCGGGCCTGGCGCAGCCTGACGGTCAGATCAACGCCGGCAGTACGGTGCTGCTCGTCGCCGGCCCGGGCGCCTTCGATCCGGCCGGCGGCTGGGCCATCATCGGCAACGGACAGCAGGTCATTCGCTACACCGGTATCGCCGGCACGTCATTGACCGGCGTGCCCGCGAGCGGCGCCGGCGCCATCGTCGCCAGCGTCGGCTACAACTCCACCGTCACGGCCGCGCCGACGCTGACCGGGATTCCCGCCAGCGGCGCGGGCGCGATGATCTATCCCCTCAAGAAAGGCGACCCGATCAATCTGCTCGTGCAGGTCGACGACCTGGCGGCCCAGATCGAGCTCGCGAGTCTCCTCGGCGGCGACGGCATCCAGGAAGAGTATCTGCAGGATCGCCGGCTCTCGCGCACGGAAGCCACGGCGCGCGCGACGGCGCGGCTCACCGAGCGCAATCAAATCGAGGTCGCCGTCACCTTCACCACGCACGACGTCAACACGATCGCCGGGCGCACCGTGTCGATCGATCTGCCGGTGCCCATCAGCGTCAGCGGCGACTTCGCGTTGCAGTCGGTCACCATTACTGACTTCACCCCGAACATTCTGCCGCGCTACACCGCGCGCGCCTCGTCCACGCAGTTCTCGCTCGCGGACCTGCTCCGCCTGGGCGGCCAGGGAACCCGCTGATGGCCATTACGCGGACGCCGCTCGTGGATGACGATGGCAGCGGGAACACCGGATCCATCATCAACAACGCGCTCAAGACCGAGCTTTACGATCAGATCGACGCGGCGGACGCGGCCGTCGCCGCGGCCGCGGCCGCTGACATTGCGGCGACCGTGGATCCTGGGATCTGTGCCGGCCGGCTCACGCTGACGAGCGGCACGCCGGTGACTACGGCCGACGTGACGGGCGCGACGACCATCTATTGGACGCCCTACACCGGGAATCGCCTCGCGCTCTACGCGAGCGGCGCGTGGAGCGTGCTCACCTTCACGGAAATTCCCCTCGCCCTGGGCACGATGACCAGCGGCTTGCCGTACGACGTGTTTGCCTTCAACAACAGCGGGGCGGTCGCCCTCGAGAAGCTGGCCTGGACGAATGGGACGACCCGGGCGACCGCCCTGGCGCTGCAGGACGGCGTGCTGGTCAAATCGGGCGATGCCACCCGGCGGTATCTCGGCACGTTCTATACGACCTCCACGACCGCGACCGAAGACAGCGTGGCGAAGCGGTACTGCTGGAATTATTACCACCGGGAGCGCCGGCCGCTGGTGCGCCGGGAAACCACCGCGAACTGGACCTACACGACCGCCACCTGGCGTCAGGCGAACGGCGCCGCGGCGAATCAGGTCGAGGCCATCATTGGCGTCGCCGAAGTCACGGTGGATCTCTTCGTGTTCGGGACGGCGCACAACAGTTCGGCCGGGGTCGGCTTCTCCGTGGGCATCGGGGTCAACTCGACCTCGACCTATTCCAGCAGCGCGATTGGCGGGTACGTCGAGTCGCAAGGGACGAGCGACAACGCCCTGTGCACCGCCGCGCATCTCGCGCTCAAGCCGGCGATCGGGCTGAACACGTTTGCGTGGCTCGAAATCAGTACCGCGACTGGGACGACCACCTGGCTCGGCACGCTCTTCAGCGGGCAGGCCAACGGCCTGAACGGCTGGATCGAGGGCTAGGGAAGGACATGCCAGGACCAGAACCCGAATTCATCAAGTGGCTCATCACGCTCGGCGTCGGCGGCGTCCTCGCCGGGTTCATGTTCGTGTTCTATCGCAAGGACATCAAGCAGTACACCGAACTGTGGAAAATCACGACCGACCAGATGACGACCGTGGTGAAAGAGAACACGGCCTCGAACGTGCGGCTGATTGCGATGCTCGAAACCGGCGAGCGCAACGCCTTGCGCAAGGCGGACATCGAAGAATTGGTCGATCGGCGCGTCAAAAAATCGGAGGGATCGCCGTGACCGACTGCGGCGAAGGGTGACCCATGAAACAGTACCTCAAGGATTCCTGGCTGCTGCTGGCAATCATCATCGGCTTTACGCTCCTGAGCAGCGCGAGCAGCTGTGCGACGCACGCGCCGGCGACCCTATCGCCCGAGGCGCGGACGGCCTGGTACGGCACGCGCGTCATCAAAGCACTCGACGTATTGCGCGACAGCGCGATCGAGGCCCAGGCCCAGACGCCGCCACTGCTGTCTGAAGCGGTGACCCGATCGATCGTCGAGACGCATCGATCGCTGCTCGAGACGATTCACCAGGCGCCCCGCGGCTGGCCGGCGACGGTCACGGCGGCCTTGGGCGAGTTGGAAGACGGCCTGCCGCCGGCCCAACGCGTGATCGTGCACCCCTACGTCGAGCTCACCCGCACCTTCCTCAAGGAGATCCCCCATGACTGACGCTGACATGAGTCCGGGTGGCCTGCTGCTCGCGGCCGCGATTCAAGAACTGCCGGCGATCATCGAGGGCCTGCGCCGCCTGTTCACGACAGACCATCCGGAGGTGCCAGCCCCCACCGATGCCGAGGTCATCGAAGCCTTCAACGCGGCCTATGCGTCGTCCCTCGCGAAGGACCAGGCCTGGCTGGCCGCCCACCCGGAACCGCCGCCGGCGCCGGTTGGCGCGGACGATCCGGGCTCGGATCGATGAGTCTCCTGAGCGCCCTGCTCTCGCTGCTCACGTTTCGCCGCCGCTCGGCGCCGCGGCCGCCACCGGTGCCGAGCCCCCCGCCACGCCGCGCGATCGCCGTCGCGCAGGTGCCGGGCGGCGCCGGCGCCGTCGTCTCGCTCGCCGAGCGTATGGATGTCACGAATGCGGACGGCTACGTCTGCTTCACCGACGTGCCGGCCGATCGCGTGAGCGTCGCGCTGGCGATCGATGCGGAAGGCTACGAGCCGTACCGGGTAGCTGTGACGATCCCGCCCGACGGCCGCAATTACAACCTGATGGTCGGCGGGTCGCAGAATGTGTCCGATCAGATCGCGTGTCCCGCGCTCGTACCGACACGACCGATCCTGCCGGGCCTGGTCGTGCGGCGCGCCGTCTTCGCGCTCGCCACGGGCGAGCGCTGGACGGCGATCGAGTGTTCCGACTTTCAACTCTTCCAACGGTTTCTCCGCGGCCAGGACCTTGCGCCCGTGCTCGCGCAGCGCGCCATGCTCGGGTTCAATCTGCTGCGCGTGTTCCTGACCTGCGATCAGATGTTCAATCTGCATCCAACCGATTACCCGGCGTACTTCGCGGATCTGGTGACCTTCGTCCGCCTGCTCGCGCGCAACGGTCTGCGGCCGGAGCTCGTCGTGTTCGCGGACGCCACGCTCGTGATGCCGATTCCCTCGAACCAGGTCGCGTTCTTCGCCAGCGTCGTGACCACCCTGCAGCCGGTCGCCGACCAGGTGCTCCTCGAGCTCGTCAACGAAAATGATCAGCGCGTGAATACGATCGATCCGCGCGCGTTTCCGCCGCCGGCCGGGATCCTGGCGGCGCATGGATCGAATGGCAGCCAGGCGGTGCCGGTCCGCCCAGCGTGGAGCTACGAAACGTTTCACACCAACGATGCGCCGGAGTGGTGGCGGAAGACCGGCCACAACGCGATGGAGCTCGCCGCCGGCGGGCCCGGCTTCAGCGGCAGCGGCAAGCCAATCCTCACGAACGAAAACACCCGTTGTCCCGATCGGTTCAACAGCGTGCTGCGCGCGTTCGATGCGGCCGCCGGCGCCGCGCTGCTCTGCGCCGGGAGCTGCTTTCATTCGGTCCACGGCAAATCGAGCGAGCTCTTCGACGGCGACGAGCTCGCCTGTGCGCAGGCGTGGGTCGAAGGCGCGCGGTCGGTGCCGCTGGAATTCACCGAGGGCGCGTATCGCCATCGCACGGACCTCGAGGGTCCGGGCATCTTGCGCGCGTACGACCGCGTGCTCCCCGATGGCCGGAGTGCGGTCGTGCGGATTCGGACCTAGGTACCATGGTACTTCGCTGAGCTCATTCAAAAGGTGCCCATGCTGACGTGTTATGACATCGCGCAGCGCTTTGTCGGGATGCGGGAAACGCCGGGCCTCGCCTCGACGCCGATGATCTTGGCGATGCTGCGATTAGACGATGCGTCCGTGGCTGACGATGAGACGCCCTGGTGCGGAGCCTTCGCCAGCTTTGTCGCCTGGCTACTCCGCCGGCCGCGGAGCAAGTCCCTCGCGGCGCGCTCCTGGCTGCATGTCGGCCGGCCGATCGAGCTCGAGGATGCGGTCGCCGGCGACGACATCGTGGTGTTCGAACGCGGCGCCGGCGGCCACGTCGGCTTCTATGCCGGGCGCAACAAAGATGGATCGGTCCTCATCCTGGGTGGCAATCAGTCGGATGCGGTCACGATTGCCGCGTTTCCGGTGGCCCGCCTCCTCGGCGTGCGCCGGCTCATCGATCGGTAACAGACACACAGGTCGTGCGCGGCAGCAATTGGCTCAACGCGACCACGCAACAAAAACTGAGAGACCAGATGCCACATGACAAAAACGGGGAGCTGCTCGCGGTCGGGGATCTGGTGATGATCCCGGCGCGGGTCACGGCCATTCACGCGACTGAGGACTACTGCAACTGCGAGCTCGAGCTGATCGAGCGGATGCCACCCGACAACACGGTCGACACGAAGAGCTGCAATACGCGACAGGTCATCAAGTCGGTGTAGATTACAGACCGTGACGGGCGGGCCGTCGCCGAAAGGGGAGACCATACGCATATGGCCAAAGGTCGCAAATCCGCGATGGGCAAACGCACCCCGAAAAAGAAGGCGGCGTGACGCGCTGATCGCGTCTGTCTCACACGCATCGGTCGGGTCGGCCCCGCGGCCGACCCGAGCGTCCGCCCGCATCCCGGCCGTATAATTCGTCCGCGCGTTCTCCACGGACCGACCATGCGGCTCGATGGCTGATCTCAGTACCGTGCAGTGGCGGGTGATCGTCGCCGGCCGGCGGATCCCCTGCCTTCTCACCCGCGTGCACGGCGTGATCCAGCTCCGCGTCCCCGACTATCCTCACGTGCAGGCCTCGGGGCCCGATGTGGCCACCGCGATGCAGCGCGCCGAAGCGGCCCTGCGCCATATGCTGCGGGCCCGCGCGCGCGCTGCCGTCCCCGATCACGCTGCACGCCGGCCGGACGCGTGACACCGACCTGGCTCGATCTCCTCCTCGCCTTCTGTGGCGGCTGGCTGCTGCGCGTCGCCGCCGATCCCTGGCTGCGGCCTGTCCCCTCGACCGACGCGCCATCCGAGCCGCCCGTCTATCTGTCCCCGGCCTGCGCTCACGAACAGCACGGGTACTGCCTGCGGGTGTGTCCGGACAGTGCTCGGCAAGCTGGTGTCTGCCCTGGCTTCTGTCAGTGCGTCTGTCACCGCGGGCAGGCCGTGGAGCCTGAAGCCGGACCCGTTCGTCGGTGACGAATGGATTGCAAGCGGACACTGGCGGTGCCATTCTGGTTCCTGATGTTGGTGAGCGTCGTCGTCGCCTTCCCGTACGAGCTCGCGATCGAGCGCGGCTGGATCCCGGAGTCGGCGCTGTTCCTCTGGACCCTCGCGGCGGTCATCGTCCTCGTGTCGGAACTCGGCTGGCGCGCGTACGCGAATCGGGACACATGACCTGGGTCGAGTTCGCCGACAAGCACTTCCTCGGGCTCAGCCTCATCGTCCTGTTCGTCACCTGGGTGGTGGGCGAGATCCTGATCGCGTGGCTCCGCGTGAAACGTGGAACATTTCAGGCCTCTGATCGCCGCCCCTGACGCGTCCGATTGAGCCGCGTCGCCAGCCGCGCCAACTCCCGCTGGGCAAGCGGATCGGGCGCGGTCCGCCCCTGCTCCCAGTTCTCGACCGTCCGCCCGGAGCGAGCGAAGCGCTGACCGAACGTTTCCACGTCTTCGCCGAGCGCTTGGCGTAGCCCGCGAATCGTGTCGGCGGTCATCATCGGATCTCCCGATCGCGCACCATTCTGCCAGGCGGTGCGGCGGTCCTTGCAGATCATCGGGCGGCCATACTGGAGACGCGACCGGCCGGCGCCATTCGCGACACGGAGCGCCTTGCGGCGCGCCACACGCGGGACACGCGGCGGACGCGATCGCTCGGCGTTCCCGCTGCTTGCTGCCGCTGCTGGGGGTGTGCCGCGGAGCATCAGGCTCTCACGTCAGCCACGCGTATCTTGGCCACCACGACGGATAGGTCTCACCCCAGATCGTGACGGTGTAGGTGAGCGTCGCCATCACCGCGCCTCCGTCACGTAGCCGCAATGCCAGCAGCGCACCTCGATGCGTGCGTGCAGATACGCGGGTAGCGTGCGCAGTACGGCGCGGGCGGCGTCCAGCGTATCGACAATCGCTTCGGGTGTCCCGCCCACGGCGGGCAGAACGAAATAGCTGACGATATGCTGATGGTCCGTGGTCGAGAGCGCCATCACCGCCCCGCGCCGAACCGCGCCGCAAAGACAGCCCGTGCCTCGGACTCGGCGCAGCCGACTTCGCCCCACGCCGCGGCGGCCGTCACAGCGTCGAGCCACTGCCGGTACGTCGCCTCCGCCATCACCTGCAAGCCGGCCGGCTGATGGAGCGGATGCCGACCCGTGGAGCACAGCTCCACGCCGGTCAGATCGTGCCGCTCGAAATAAAAGTCGTTGATATTGAGGGGATCGTGCTGAGCACTGCGGGCCATGTCGTCCTCTGATGGAGAGCGGCGCGGGCGGGAGGCGCGCGACGTGAGAGCAGAATACGCTCCTAGCGTATTCCTGTCAACAGAATATTCGGGTGAGTTTCGCGTCCGCCATCATGGGCGGCGCGTACGCGAATCGGGAGTGACACGGGAGTGAGGCGGGAGTGGAGAGACCCTTGTAGACCTCTACAGGCCCAACTGCTCGACGTCCGGCTGCAGCCGGAAGGGCCACACCTGGAACGATTTCGGGGATTTCGACGCGATCGCCGGGCGGCCGTGAATCTCACTCTCTCTGAGATTTCACAATTGCATTGTGATGATGCAGATTCGTCAGAGCGATGGCCGACGGGGATTCTGAGTGTTTCCGAACAAATCTGAACGCCTCTGAGGCGTCGGGTGGCACCGATGGGTGGCACCCAGTTGGAATTCAGCAAATAACTGAGGAAAAGTGCGCATGTTCGACATTGACGTTGGGCTCATAACCCAAAGGTCGCGGGTTCAAATCCCGCCCCCGCAACCCCCTTTCCTTCGCAGTTTTCCTCAGCTTTTCCGTTCGTTCGCCTGATCGCGCTCCATCCGACGATGCTGAGTTTTTCCGAACGATTCTGAACCCCTCTGAGGGCTCGGGTGGCACCGCCGGGTGGCACCGAGCGGGCGGCGGGTGGCACTCAGCCGATCAGCGGACGCACGCGCTCTTTCAACTCAAACGTGCGGAGCAGCCAGGCGGCCAGCGTCACGTAGCGACTCCAGCCAATCGGCGCATTGTCGTTGTCGACCTCAGATAAGCGAAAGGCAAGTCGCCATTCTGGGTTGGCATCAATCTCGGCGCGGTTGTACGTGGGATCGATCATGAGGTCGGGCTCCCTTCGTTCAGCTGATCTGCAAACGCCCTTCGAGCTTCTTCCCGATGCGCTTCTGGCGCATGCGCAGAATCGGACCATAGAACCGCCGCGTCGTGTCGATCGACGCGTGGCCGAGCAGCGCCTGCAGGTCGCCGAGATCGGCGCCGGCTTCGATGGCGTCGATGGCGACCGAGTGCCGCGCGTTGTACAACGGGATCGCCTTCGGCCAGCCGTGCGCACGCGCGACCGCGAGCAGCTGCGACGTGTCGTAGGGGCCGAGCGCGCCGGCGGCGAGCAGTTGCTGCACGGCGACACGCATCTCGGCGTTCAGGTGAATCGCGTGGGTGGGGCCGCCCTTCGCGCCGCGCACGATCCAGAACTGTTTCCGGAGATCGAAGTCCTCCGCGATCGCCCGCTGCAGCTGCGCCGGCCGCTGCCCGGTCGTGACGAGCAGCAGGTAGCGCGCGTAGTCCTGCCGCGCGGGACTGTGCAGCGGCGTCCAGCGCGCCCGCTGCTTGAGTGCCAGGGCGACGCGCGTCACGCGGTCGATGGGGACGCCGACGGGCGTCGCCGCCGGCGGCTTCGGCCGCGGCACCTCGTCGCACGGCGTCTTCGCCGTCGGCCCGTCGAGCAGTTTGTAGAGATGCCGGAGGACGCGCCAGCGCTGCTGCAGCGTCTTCTCCGACGCCGGCGCCTCGAGCGCGTGCCGTGTGCGGGTGCCGCGGCCGCCCGTGAACGTGCCGGCGGTGCGCCAGGCGGCGAGGGCCAGGCGGACGTCGGCCGCCGTGATGCGGCCGCGCATCTTCGGGCCGAGGCGATCGATCCAGGCGCGCAGATGCGACCGGTCCGCCGCGCTGCCCGGGCGCCCCGCGATCTGTTTGCAGTACTTCACCGCATCATGAGCGAGCGTCCCGCGCGCCGCCTGGCCCGGCGCCGCGGCGCGGAGATCGAGGCGCAGTTGATCGCGCTGCGTGCGCAGCACCTCGAGGTCGGTGTCGAGGGGAAAGCGGAGCTCCTGCTGCGCCCCATGGACCTTGACCTTGACCGCGCAGCCGGTCGCGTCCTGGTAGATGCACGAGTCGAGGCGCCGGCGTCGGCCTTTGCGTCCCATCGCCGGTCAGCGATCGAGCCGCCGGAGCGCGCGATCGAGATTTTTCAGATAGGGACCGGCCGCCGTCGCGCCCATCTGCTGCGACAGCTCGCTCTCCATCTTCGCGAGATCGGCGGCGCCGCGCGCGTTCCAGACGAGGCGCATGACATCCAGGACGAATGCGCGCGCATTGTCCGGATCCATGGTGTCGCCGAGTTTGTCGTAGAGGGGTCGGGCAATCGACTCGAAGTCGATGGGCATCGACGTCAGTGCTTCTTCCGGTCATCACGCATCTGAATCTGGCCGCCGAGGAGCGATTTGAACGCGACTGAAAACTCGCTCATGGCGGGATTCCCGCGGGTGATGGTTTTGAACGGCGATGTTTGGCCGGGCAGGATCGGGTTGTAATCGATCAGCGCATCGTCGGTCGTAATGAACCCGCCGTGGTCGTCGTACCAGGTGGCGACCGCCGTCACATTTTTCAGCGGCTGATTGGTGAGGTTCTTGACTTGGCCTTCGACATACCAATAATGCCCGCTTTCGCTTTCGTACCCGCGCGTCGTCAGGAGTGAGAGGGCGTCGGGTACTGGCGCTGGCGCTGATGTCGTGCCCGGCGGTGATATTTGAGCGACGCGCTCTGGTCCGGCAAGCGTACCGATCATGGTGAGGACAAACAGGCCGCCGCACACGCCGAGCACAATGCGTCCGAGTCGGGGCTTCGCCCGCAGCGGGCGTTGGCAGTATCGGCACACGATCGCGGCGCCTTGAATTTCCTCAGCGCAGGAGGGGCAGCGTTTCATCGAAGCAGCTTGGTTCATTTGGCGTGTGGGATCTTCAACGCGCGTGCCCGCTCACAGCGTCACATCCGAGCACGGATCGGCACGAGAAGTCCTCCGGATCGACGGACTGTTATCCGCGCTCACCACAGACTTTCACTCCACCAACGGACAGCCGGCCTGGTCACGCGGATGCCGCCCCTTTACGAGCACGAGGACGCTTCGACGAATCACTGGCTTTATCTCGGCGTCGGGACGTGGGCTTTTTGTGCGGCGGCTTGACCGCGTCGCTTTTGTGTTGGGTTTGCTCGACCAACTTCCGCAAATCAGCGCCCTGCTCCTCGACGCGCTTTCTGAGATCGGCGACTTCTTGTAATGTGCGTGCCTGCTCCGCCTGCAGCCGCGCCACGTCAGCTGGATGCTTGCGCAGAATGCGCGCCTGTTCCTCTGTGCAAAGTGTTTCAACGATATCGACGCCCAACGCTTTCGCGACCTGCTCGAGAGTGTCCACGCCCGGTACCGATTTGCCGCTGAGGATCGCATTGAGTGCTGGCCGCGAAATCGTCGCGTCCTTGCTCAGGTCTGTTTGATCCACGTTCCTTTCGAGCATTAGGCGGTTTATCGCAGATACCCACCGCGCGAGGTCACTCACCCGGTAAGCATACGACGCCAACAACGTAAGTTGTGGACGGTGGCTGTTGGCGCGTCGTCAACATATCAAATGTAGTGTGTGCTTGACAATAGATGTGTTGACTGCTTATGCTTTCGTTCGTGAGCCAACTACGCAAAGCGCGCGAACAGGCCGGCTATAGCCAGAGTGAACTGGCGCGTCTGATCAAAGTCCCGCAGGCGACGATCTCAGCGCTCGAAACGGGCAAGACGCAGAACCCGTCGCACACCCTGGTCATCCGCATCTGCCGCGTTCTTCGGCGCAAGCCGGAGGATGTGTTCCCGGTGCGGTTAGAACGGACGGCATGACTCTCTCGCCGAGTGCGAGCGAGAGTATTGAAGGCGGCGCCAGCGGCGCTACGCCCATTGGTGGGGTGTCCGAAATAGTTCTGCATGGATGGGCGACTTTAGGAGGCGCGTGGATATGAAGCGTCAGTTCCGGCCGAAGCCGGCGCCGTTCACGGCCGACACGCCGCTGCCGGCGGCGTGCGACGCGCACGACGTCGCGCGCGTCTTCGATGTCGCGCTCCCGACCGTGTACGGCTGGATGAAGTCGGGTCGGTTGCGCTGTTTTCAGCTCGCCAAGCCGATGGGTTCCAAGCGGTGGTCCGGGAAACTGCTGCAGGCGTACCTGCGGGGTGAGGGGAATCGGCTCGAGGTGATCCGGCGGCGGAGCGCGTGAAGGAGACGGGCAAGGCGGGAGGACGCTGACGGGGAACCCCGAGCAAACCCGCCAGCGCCCCACACCCGTGACGTGAACATTCTGAGGTCCAGATGTTCGAACCCAACCATATCACGATTGCGCGTCCGGTATGCCGGTGCGCGTGATGGCCGGCCTCGAAGTGCACGAACACTCGTTCGTGTCAGGACCGCGCGCGCATGGCGGCTGCCCTTCGAAGGGCGGCAAGTGGCTGCCGACGAAATTCTCGCACTCGCATGAAGGCGGCTCGGCTCCCCATCAGCATCCGCAGACCGGTCCGGCGAGCTACACCATCGACAAAGACCAGTGGTATCGCGCCACTGGATTCAAGGGCGGCGGTCGGAAGACCTTCACGCGTCGGCCGACCGGCGAGCAGTTGCCGATCGTGGACCTGGAAGACTGGCAGAAATCCTTCGAGGTGATCGTCGGGGCGCCGACGCCGGAGTTCGGGACGGGGCCCGGGCTCGCGCCGGCGGCGCGCATGATCCTCGGCCACAAGATGACCTGCGCACGCTCGTGATCAACGGGACGGATGCCCGGCAGATTCTGATGATTGATCGCGGAACAGATGGAGCCGGTCGGCCCTGCCGGACGTTCACGTGTGGTGACCGCGAGCGTGAGCACGCGTTGGCGCGCGCCCAACTCGAGCTCGCGCTGCGCCAGGGCACCGATCCCGCGTCGTTGTCGATTCGCGTCGGCCCGCGCGGCAAGGGCCAGGTCCGGGAACCGCGATGATGCGGATGACGCGCCGCGAGTTTGAGCATTGGTTGGCGAACCAGCGCTATCCGATCTACGTGGATCCGTACGAGATCGTGCCGTGTCGGTGTCGCGATCCGAATTGCCACGGCTGGCGGCTGGTGCGCCCGCAACGAGTAACGGATTCCCATCTTCCAAATGCGAGAGGAGACCGCCCTTGAAGCACGTGCCAGATTGCAAGCAGCTCGGTCTGAGCGATAGTCAACGCGCCGCCCTGACTGGCTTCACGGGCCGCGCGGTCCGCGCGCTGGCGCATCTGCGCGAGGCCTGGTGCGGCGCGGACCCGCACAACCGGCGCGCCGTGGAAGCGAGCATCCGCGCGCTGCTCGACGGCCATTCCCTGCAAGAGATCCGCGAGATCTGCGTCTGCGTGCTGAGTGCCGGCCTGGACGACGGACAACGCGCGACGCTCCTCGCCGAAGGTGTGGGCCTCGCCCCTCTGAGGGACCGATCCGGCGTGGCGGTCGATTCACGTCAGCCCGCGCGGGAATAGAACGGCGAAACCACGGCGATCGATTCGGCGGGGGCACGCCGGATCGATCACCGGCGTAAGTGAGGAGGTGAAGCAGAGCGATGCATCAACGGCGATCGACACCTGACGGCCGGCCCCACGCGATCCCAGCGCGTGGACGCCGGACGAGAAAAGGAACGACTCGTGACTGGGATCTCCAGCACCGACGCGCCGGCCCTGGCGCAGCGCGTCGAGTGGACGCGCGGCTTTCGCTGCGCGACCGACAAAGCCGTCCTCAGCGCCCTCGTGCGCTGGTACGCGTGGCGGCCCGACGGCACATCTATCCGGCCCTCGACGACCGAGCTCGCCACGAAGAGTCAGATCCCGCTGCGGTCCGTCGAACGAGCCCTCCACCGATTGGTTCGGGGGGGATGGCTCCAGGTCACCAGCCGGCAGCATCGCGGTCGGACCACGTATCGGCTCGCGCTCGATCGGCTGACCACTGAGGACCCGGATCGGATCCATCTCGCCCCGGATCGGCGGGAGGTCTTGTCCGCCACAGTGGCGGACAAAAGCCCTCTTGTCCGCCACAGTGGCGGACAAGAGACAAGTGGCGGACAAGGATTTGGGCCTGAATTTGACAAAGTGGCGGACAAAAAGTTGGCGCCCTCTTGCTATGTACCGAGATCTTCCGGAGAAGAACGTACGGGGTACACACACACACCGGCGGCGCCGTTTCAGCATCGGCAGCACGCCTACTGCGGCGCGCGATTCTGCGTGCCGGCCTTTCTCGACGACGAGTTCACGCGACAACTGGGAGGGGCGAACGTCGACATGCTCCAGGCCTGGTATCGGTCGCTCAATGCGCAGGTCCTCGCGGCCGGCACGCCGATCGGGGACGCCTTGAAATGGCTGCGCGCCCGGTTCGCGGCCTGGGTGGGCACGCGCCCCGGCGCGCGGCGTCCGCCGCACCGCCTGCGTTTCGGGCCGCTGTCACGGGAGGTCGCGCGGCGCGCCCCTCGACATGCTCATCTGGCCCCTCCGCCGAATCGCTTGACCGCGGCGTTTGCGCGCGTCGTCCACGAGGGGTGTCGGCACACGCCCGAGTGCGGCGACCATCGGACGTGCGCGTGGAAACTGGTGCAGCAGGCAGACCGCGACGACGACCAGGAGGCCAGGCCTTGACGGAATTCCACCGCCTGAGCGAACCGTTCCGCACCGTGGCGGTGGGCCGCCGGGCCTGGGGCGAGCTCCGGCGCCTGGCGGCCGCCGCGCGCACGCGCGTGACGACGCGGCTGAAATACCACAACACGATCGCGGTAGTCGACGGCCACCGGTTCGACAGCCGGCGGGAAGCGCGCCGGTACACCCAGCTCCGGCTGCTCGCGTGCGCCGGCGCGATCGCCGATCTCGAGCTGCAGCCGGAGTTCGTCCTCTACGCGCCGGTGCTGGATGACGAGGGCCGGATCCTCGATGTGCAGCGCATCGGATCGTATTTCGGCGATTTCCGGTATCGCGATCGCCGGACCGGCGCCGTCGTCGTCGAAGACGCGAAAGGCGTGCGCACGCCGCTCTATCGCTTCAAACGCAAGCTGGTCGAAGCGCAGTACCGCATCCGCATCCTGGAGGTGTGAGTGAGTGATCCGATTCGGACCCTCGGCGGCGATCTATATCGGCGATGGCGCCGGTGGAGAAGGCATCGCCATGTGCTCTGGGCCATGAAAGAGTATCGGACTGGCAATCATGTACCGCTCTTGGAGGAGGTGTGCGAGCGCCCACACGTCACCAAGGCGCTGTGGGATCGTCTCGCAGAGAAACGCGATGACTGACGATCCGATTCGAACCCTCGGCGCCGATCTGCGCGATGTCGAAGCATATCGGGCGCTGCTCGCCGCGCTCGAGGCGCTGGCGATGGAGATGCGCGACGACATCGACCATCTGCCGCCGCAGCGGATTGACGAGCGGCGCTATTGGGCCGGCCGTCTCGACGACGAGATCGCGAAGCACCGAGGGCCGCGATGAAGAACGAGCGCCGACCACTCAATCGACTCGAAGAGAAAGCATGGGATCTCGTCGGCGGCGAGACCTGTACGCGCGACGATTGGGAGGACCTGTTCTACTCCATTGAAGAATACAAACGGCGCTTCATCAAACGGCACATTGAGGCGCATATCAAGGCCAGCGATGAAACCACAGACTGATCGCGACCGACTCCTCGACGCGCTGCAACTCGCCGCCCGGGGCGTCCCGACCGTCGGCGCAATCGCCGCAGTGTCTGCCAGCGGTGTGGTGTCCGTCGGGTCACAGAACGTTTCGTGACCTGTCTGCCGTGCCGGCTGGCAATGCAGGCATATCACCAAAGGACGAGACACACATCAGTGCGACCGGCTAACCCGCCGCCGCAGGAGATTCGTGAAATCGATGAGGAAGCGATCGAAATCCTCGGGCGTCCAACCAGGCTTGATCATCTGCATCAGGCGAACGAGTTCGTAGCCGAGCGCGCCCATGAGGACCCGGGGATCTTCGTGCGGACAGACTTCGGCTAAGTGCAGTTGGATGCGTTGATGCACGGCATCCACCCGGCGGCCGACGACGTCCTGCTCGAGCGGCGAGGCGGCCTCGAGACGCCGGACCTCCTGCAGGCTGAACATAGAGGCATTATCGGACGATGGTCCTGAAAGGCACGCATTATGCGAGCGACCGACCGACCGACCGACCGACCGACCGACCGACCGACCGACCGATTTTCGCTGCCGGCCGATCTCCGTCGCCGCCTGGCGGCGATCGCCGCGGCGGAGGGCCTGACCGTGCGTGAGCTCGTGATCGACGCCGTCCGCGAGCTCGTCGCCGCCTATGCCGCTGACGAGGACCCGTTCGTGGCGCCACGCCGCACCGAGCCGCTCGATCCCACGATTCGGAGATGCGTCGGTTTTGCGCGGGCATGGGGATTCGACTGGCTGTTGATGGGAAACATCTACGCCTATCGCTCGACGAATCCCAAAGTGCTGCACACGGTTGACGATCCCGTCGGTCCGCTGAATCAGGACGCGCTGAAGTGGATGACGCAGAAGGCAGAACTCGTCATCGCAGCGTGGGGAAGGGCCCAATTGAATTGCTACGGCCAGACACTCGCCGGCTGGATTCTCTCCCTGGAACACACGCGCTGTTTGGCGCTGAATCACGATGGGTCGCCGAGGCATCCGCTGTATGTATCAGCCGCGATGACGCCGTGCCGAATCTGATGGCGATGGCGCCCCTGCATCCGTGTCCGCATCCGCACTGCCGGCGGCTCGTGCGATCCGCTCACTGTGCGGAACATACGCGCCAGGCCGATCAACGCCCGAACGTCGACATCCGGCGCTGGTATCACACGGAGCGCTGGTTCGCGCTGCGGCGCGAGGTCCTGCGCGCGGACCCGTACTGTGGGCCGTGTCTCGCGGAAGGCCTCGGCGCTGTGCCGGCGCGCCATGTCGATCACCGCGTGCCGCATCGCGGCGATCCGGCGCTGTTCTGGGATCGCGCCAATCTCCAAGGCCTGTGCCCATCGCATCACTCGGCGAAGACGGGAAAGGGACAGTAGGGACTCACATGAAACGCGGGCCACAGGCGCCGGCGCCACCGTTTGAGAAACTGCTCGTCCAAGTGAAGCTGACCAACACGCTGCTGGCCGCTCAACTCCTGCAGCACCTGACCCAGAGTCAAATCATCGGGCTGCTGAAAGGCGCCGGCGCGTCGCTGCAGGACATCGCCGACATTCTCGGGACCAGCTACGGGACGGTCGTGGTCCAGAGTCAACGCCTACGCAAGAAAGCCGCACTGAAAGGACACGTGGATGGCGAAGAAGAGCAACACGGTGAAGAGGCCGAAACTGCCAATCAGGGTGTACGTGAAGCGGGAGATGGACCAGAACCATCCGAGTGAGTCTTACTTGTTGCTCGATGAAACGCTGGACTCAATGGAGGACGGCGAGGTCGTGGGGATCTACGAGCTCGTCGAGACCAAGACGATGCAGGTAACGCGCCTGTTGAAGTGATGAGGATTTTTAAGTACGAGCTGATCATCAACGACGTGGTCACGGTGCCGATGCCGCAAGGCGCGACGGTGCTGACGGTTCAGAGCCAAGGTGGCGTGCTGTGCCTATGGGCAGAGGTGGATCCGAATGCGCCGCCGGTCGATCGGTACTTTCGCATTGTCGGCACGGGTCATCGCTTCGATCGGGAAGGATTGCGCTACGTCGGGACAGGTCAGAGCGGGCTGTTCGTCTGGCATGTCTACGAGTTCGATCCGACGCAGCGCGGTCTGATGGGCAGGATCTGAGGGGACACGGCCATGAGTGACTGTACAGCGGCCGGTGTTATCGGCGCGTGCGTCATGTTCGCCGTGTTGCTGATGCTCGGTTGGGTACGGAAGCCGTGACAGCTTTCGGGAGGGGTTCATCAATCGCTGGCAATCGGGCGCCGGCGAACCGCGCCCCGCCTTCGCGTACACGGCCGCGTTTATCGCAAGGGGGGTCAAATTTAATTTATGAAGTCTCGCGATGCCTGTGAAATCTGCGGAAACCCGTGTCCGTACGCGCACCAGTATGTGTGTTCGCCCGACTGTAGTCGCGAGCGCAAACGACGGATCGACAGAGAGCGTTACTACCGGCGAGCTCACAACGCGCCGAGGACGCGCGTCTGTCGTGAGTGCGGGACACTGTTCACGACGAGCCCGCCAGATCGAAGAAGAAAGTTCTGCAAGGAGAAGTGTACTCGTCGCCATCGCGCGAAAAGGCCGCAGGTTAAGGATCGCAAGAATAGGTCAGCCGGGCAGGCCCGTAGGAGTCGCATCCGGCAAAAGCAAATGCGAGGAATCGACAGAATCGCGATCCTCGAGCGCGATCGATGGACGTGTCAGATCTGTGGATGTCCGACACCGAAAAGTCTGAGAGGTTCAACGAACCCAAGAGCGCCGGAATGCGCTCACATTGTCTCGATTGCGGCAGGTGGGGATGGATCTCCGAGCAACCTCCAATGTGAATGTCGCCAATGCAACAACGAGAAGGGTGTCGCGGACGCCAGCCGCCGCTATAGCGATGCCGGGCAGGAAAGCAGCGGCGCATGACCCGCCGGATCTCAGGCGCGGCGCCGCGCCTTCTTCGTCACCGCCTGCAGACTCGCCTCGAGCGCTTCCCGCATGGTCACGACCGGCGCGACGTCCACCACCGGCGGCACCACAATCTCCTCGCCGGCGATCTTGGCGGCGATGAGGCGCCGCAAATCCTGCTGGTACTGGTCGGTGAAGTCGACGAGGTTCAACGGGCGCGTGCCGGCCGCGATCAGCTGTTTCGCCAGGCGCACCTGGTCGAGCGGCACCGCGGTGACCGACGGCAATTCATCGCCGGCGACCGCCTCCACCGCCCGCATTTCAGCGGCGTGATGCAAGGTGTGGAGCAGGAAGAAGAGCGCCCGCGTGGTGAACGCCGGCGGCCGCCGCACGGCGACCAGATATTCCCGCCCGTAAATCGCCAGCTTCCCGATGCCGATCGTGTCGAGCAGCGCCGCGCCGATCACGGCGAACGGCTCCACCGCGTGCGGCCCATCCGGGAGGACGAAGTAGCTGCGATCGATCACGGCCGGCTCGAGCGCCGCGGCCGGCGCGAACTGCGTCAGATCGATCACGCGGGTCGAGGGCGGCCGCACCGCCTCGAGCTCGGCCTCGAACAAGACGACGTAGCGGCCGGTCTCGAATTCGAAGCCTTTCACGATCTCGCCGGCGAGGACGGCATGGTCGCAGGTCGGACACCACTTCCGCTGCTGGATGCGGGTGGAACAGGGCGCGTGGAGCTGGTTGAGCGCGAGCGTGTCGGCGGATTCGGTCGCGGGAAACACCTTGATCGGGATCTGGACCCGACTGATTTGCAGGACGCCTTTCCAGACGGGGCGCGCCGCCATCACTCACTCAGGGCTTCCTGCGCGTCCGGAAAGGGCTGCACCGTGGCGTACGGCCGCGGAATCTTCTGCCAGCCGATCGCGGTGAGAAAGGCGATGAAATCGTCGCGCAAGACCTTGTAGATACGTCGGCGCCCTTGCGACGCCGTGCAGATGGTCTGCAACTGCACCGTCGTGCCGTCCGGCGCCGTCACGCCGGTGTTGATCGCGCGGCGGATCCACTCGGTGGAGCAGTTCATCCATTCCGCACAATCGCGCGTGGTGAGGACGTCGACGGGTTGTCTCACGAGGCGACTATTGCACGACCTCGCCCGGAATCGTTGAGCCAGCCGAGCCAACGGAGCCAACGGAGCCAACGGACCAGATCCCACGCATGCCCACGTCGGCTACAACCGAGACATCGCGTAACAACACGGCGCGCGGACGTGCCACGGCGGCGGCGTCGGGACCGGATGGGTTCCACGGGAAGGCGATGCGTGCGAGGGCGAAAACCGAAGCCGACCGCGACGCGGCGGCTCGAAGGCAATCCCGGCAAGCGTCCCCTGAATGCGGCCGAACCGCAGCACGATCTTCCCACTGAGGCGTTCGACGAGCCGCCGGCGGCGCTCACGACCGATCGGGCGGCGGCCGCCGAGTGGCGGCGCCTGGCGCCGATGCTGCGGCGATCGCGCACGGTGGGCGAAGCCGATCGCAGCGCGCTCATCGCGCTCTGTCTCGAGTGGGCCCGCTACCTCAAGGCCTCCACCGCCATCAATAAAAAAGGGCTCGTCCTCTACACGAAGACGCACTATCCGATCCCGAATCCATACCTCCCCATCGCGACGCGCGCCCTGGCCAACTGCACGAAGCTCTGGCCGGAGCTCGGGCTGACGCCGTCGAGTCGGTCACGCGTGGTCGCGACACCGGCGCCGGCGGAGACCGATCCCTTCGCGGAGTTCGACGCGCCGATCGGCGGGGGACCGGCGCCGACCGCCTCGAGACCGCACTGAGATGCACGTGGTCGACGCGTACGCAGAAGCGGTAAGGCGCGGCGACGTGCCGGCCGGCAAGTATCACGTGCTTGCGGCGAAACGGCATCGCCGCGATCGCGCGCGCGAGGCCACGCCGGCGTTTCCCTACCGCTTCGATGCCGACCGCGCCGACCGGTTCTTCCGCTTCGCCGAGCAGTTGCGGCACTACAAGGGGCAATGGGCGGGGCAGCTGATCGTCCTCCAGCCGCATCAGCAGTTCCGGCTCGGATCGCTCTTCGCGTGGGTCCACGTGGAGACGGCGCTCCGGCGGTTTCGATCCGCCTACAACGAGATCCCGCGGAAGAACGGCAAAAGCCTCGAGGCGGCGATCGTGGCGATCTACGCCACGTTTTTCGACGGCGAACCCGGCAGCGAGGGGTACTGCGTCGCGACCAAACGCGACCAGGCGAAGATCGTCTTCAATGATTGCAAGAACCTGATCCGCTCGAGCGGCTTGCGGCGGCGCATCACGGCCTGGTCCGCCAACCTGCATCGCGACGACACGGCCTCGAAGCTCGAGCCGCTCGGCGCCGACCGCGATTCGACCGACGGCCTCAACCCGCAGATCGTCATCATCGACGAAGCCCACGCCCTGAAACACCGCGGCATGATCGACGTGATGGAAACGGCGACCGGCGCGCGCCGGCAGCCGATCATCACCTGGATCACGACCGCCGGCGACGACCCGCAGTCGCCCTGCGGCGACCAGCACGATTACGCGTGCAAGGTCCTCGACCAGGTGCTCGCGGATGAGACCTTCTTTGCCTTCATCGCGCACGCGGATCCCGAGGACCTCGCCGGCGATCGCTGGCTGAGCGAGGCGACGGCCCGCAAGGCGAATCCCAACTGGGGCGTCTCGGTGCTCCCCTCCGATCTGGCCGCGCTCGCGACCAAGGCGCGCCACATGCCGGCCGCCGCGGCCGCGTATCAGCAAAAACGCTTGAACGTCTGGGTCAATACGACGGCGCCCTGGCTGTCGATGGAGGGCTGGCGGCGCGGACAGACGACAACGTGGACCGAGGCGGACCTGCGCGGCCAGCCGTGCTGTCTCGGCATCGACATGAGCTCGAAGATCGACCTGACGGCCGTGGTCGCGATGTTCCCGCCGACCGAGACGCGCCCCTCGTGGCGGCTCATCGCGCGGTGTCTCACGCCCGACGACACGCTCGACGAGCGCGCGCTGCGCGACCGCGCGCCGTATCGCCAGTGGGTGAAGCAAGGCGCGCTGCAGACCAATCCCGGCAACCGGATCGACCAGGCGCAGGTGCTCGTGATTGTCCACGCGCTCGCGGACCGATTCGACGTGCAGCAGATCGGCATCGATCCGTGGAACGCCGGCAACCTGGCGACGGAGCTCGGCGACGACGGCTTTCAGGTGATCGAGGTGCCGCAGACGCTGCAGCAGATGTCGGCGCCGGCGAAGGACTTTGAAGCCGACGTGCTCGATGGCCTGGTCGACGCCGGCGGGAATCCGCTCGTGGCCTGGTGCGCGAGCAATGTCGTGGTGCAGTCCGACAACAAAGACAACATCTACCCGACCAAAAAACGCAGCCGCGGCCGGATCGATCCGATCACCGCGGCCTTGATCGCCCGGAAACTCGCGGATCTGGAGCACGGCGAGCTGCGCGCCGAGGACCCAGTGGTGGTGACGACATGAAGCGCACAGCCCCCGGCCGGCCGCCGCTCGACGACGACGATCCCTCGACGACGATTTGCGTCAAGGTGCCGAGCAAGTTGTTCGACGAGCTCGACGACCGCGCGCGGCGTGCGCGGGTCACCATCCAGGAGATCATCCGGCGCACCCTTCCGCATGAGCCAAAAAGATATCCAAAATAGGCGCCCCGCCTCGAGCCTTCCACACTGACCTCTGATGCTGACGAGTGCCGCGGGATCGATCGACTGGTCCATCGCGTACGAAACGGCGGCGGACTAGATGGCGTTCACGAACTTCTATCTCGATGCCGGCGGCAACGACATGAACGCGGGCTCGGTGCAAAACCACGCCGCCGCCGCCGGCCCGTCCACCAATGGCGATTGGGGCAACGCCGCCGCGAATCGGTTTACGGCGGCCTCGGGCACGCCCTTCAGTGCGGTGAATGTCAACGACTGGGCCAGCGTGTACGTGGATGGCACGACCAGCGGCGCGGTCTATGTCGCCCAGGTGACGGCCGTCAATGCGGGTGGCGCATCCATCGACCTCAGCACCACGGCGAAGTACGGCACGGCGCCAAGTAATAGTGCGACGGGGCGTAGTTGTCGCGTCGGCGGCTCGTGGCTCTCGGAATTCCCGCTGACGACGCTCACCGGGACGGTTCCGGCCAGCACGAAAATCAATTTCAACAACAACCTGACGATCACGGCCTCGCGGACCATCGCGCTCGCAGGCTTGACGACCGCGCCGCTCTGGTTCAGTGGCTACAACACGAATCCGGGCGATCTCGACAACGACACGACGAACAGCCTCGCCAAGCCGATCTGGACGTTCAACGCCAACTTTGGGCTGGTGACCAGTGGCGCGCATCAAATCTGGTCGGGCCTGAGCGTGAAGGGGAATGCGTCTGGTGTTGTGTGGCAATCGTCGTCACAGAGTTTGATGATGTCTCGCTGCCGCGTCGAAAATACGAGCAGCAACGCGGCAGCCTACGCGTTCCAGCCCACGTTCACGAACACCATCGCGTATTCCTATTTCAAGGCTCCCAGCACGGGCACCACGAACGGTGTGGTCGTGGCGAATGGCACCGGGTCCACGTATCTCGGGTGTGTCTTCGACGGGGGCGGACTCGCGGGCTTAAATCTGGCCAACAATCAGAATCTCGTCGTGCGCTGTGTCTTTCTGACGAATACGGGCGCGGGCATTCTCTGCAACAGCGCCCAAGCGCGGATTATGGGGTGTACGTTTTATGGCGCGACCGTCGACGGCGTGAAGTGGACGGGCGCCCCAGCGGCGGGGGCCAGCGTGGTGGGGTGTCTCTTCAGCGGCGTGAACGGCGGGGCGGCGACCACCAACGGCATCAACAACGCGTCGGGCACGAACACGAATCTCGTCTTCCGCGCGTGCAACGACTACTACAACGTGACGAATCGCGAAGTGGGCTTCGGCGACAGTCCCGAATTCTTCCCGCAGACCGACAGCAGTCCCGTGGCGACGAGTGCGACGAATCTGACGCCCGTCGCCACGGCGAACGCGCGCGCCCGCGGCTTTCCCGGCCTCTTCGAGAACGCACTGTTCAGCGGCTACAGCGACATCGGCGCGGTCCAATCGCACCCACCACCCTTCGGCCATCCGGGGCTCGGATAAATGAAGCTCACGAAAAAGGCCGGGAGCACGAGCGAGATCTGGGAGGTCTTCATCCAGACCACCGCCGCCTTCGACGGCTCCGGCCTCACGGGCCTGACGAATGCGTCCGGCAGCCTGACGGCGTACTACCATCGCAACACGGACACCACGGCGACGGCGATCGCGCTCGTCTCGATGACGGTGGGCACGTTCACATCGAGCGGCTTCAAGGAAATCGACAGCGCCAACATGCCCGGCTGGTATCAGTTCTGCCCGCCGAATGCGGCCCTCGCCAGCGGGGCGAAGTCCTGCAGCTTTCTCCTGAAGGGCGCGACCAACATGGCCGCGCTGCCGATCGAAGTGCAGCTCACCGCGGTCGATCCGGATTCGGCCACGGCGTTCATCACGGGCGTCAACGCCGTCGCGCCGCCGACGAATTGGAATCTCCTTTCGATCGACGCCAGCGGCCGCGTGGATCTCGCCAAGTGGATTGGGTCCGCGCCCGATGCGCTCTCGTCGGGCAAAATCCCCACGGACGTCAAGCTCTGGCTCACCGGCACGCCAAATGCCTTGCAGAGTGGACGGGTCGACAGCTATCTCGGCGCCGTCGCCGCCGGCGTGATCGCCGCGGCGAGCTTTGCCGCGAACGCGCTCGATGCCGTGTGGAGCACGACGGCGCGCACGCTGTCGAGCGGCGCGATTGCGGCTGCCACGTTTGCCGCGAATGCGTTGGATGCGGTGTGGGCGACCACGACGCGGCGGCTGAGCGACGGCACGAACATCGTGCTCGCCAAGGGCGTCGGCGTCACGGGCTTCACCGATCTGTCCGCCGCGCAAGTAAACACAGAATGTGATACCGCGCTGAGCGATGTCGGCGTTACTGGCACGGTCACCGGCCGGATCGACGCAGCGATCAGTTCGCGCCTGGCGACCGGCACGGTGGCGAGCGACGTCACCGCGATTAAAGCCAAAACCGACGGGCTGCCCAGCGATCCGGCGGACGCCTCGGATATCGCGTCGGCGTTCGGCACGGTCAACAGCACGCTCAGCATCCTCGCGGGCTACGTCGATACCGAGGTGGCGGCGATCAAAGCGAAGACCGACAACCTCCCGGCGGCGCCGGCGGCGGTCGGCGACATCCCCTCGGCCGCGAGCATCGCCGATGCTTACCTGGATCGCGCCAATGGGATCGAAACCGGCTTGACGCCGCGCCAGGCGGATCGGTTGATGGTCGCCGCGCTCGTCGGGAAGGCCTCCGGCATGGGGGACAACGCGCCGGTGTTTCGCGATTTCGGTGATACGAAAGACCGCATCACGGCGACGACGGACAGCGACGGCAACCGGCTCACGGTCACCGCGGATGCCAGCTGATGTTTCCCTCGAGTTGGTACGCGCCGACTTACTTCGGCCGCGCCTACTGGCCGCGCGTGCTCGTCGTCGTGATCGCGGCCGATGTGGTGCACGCCGAGGTCCAGGTGCGGCGGCTGGTGACGGGGCACGCGGACGTGCGGAGCACGGTGACAACGGCGGCGGATATTCGACGACGGATCACCGTCACGGTGGAGCGCTGACCCATGGCTGACCGCGCT